CCGATCGCGAAGCCCCTGGAGTTTAACGCCGTAGGAATACGCGAAGGAACGCGTGATATCCGAAGCGTCATTCAGGTTTGCAAGTTCATTCAGATTAAACGAAGAAGTCAAAGCTTCCGTCGATTCGATGCTGTCGCGTTCGAAGATTTGGGGCGGCGTCACGGTGATGTCTTCGGCGGTGTTCTTGTAATCAATATTGCGCGCCGGATCGTCACGTAATCCGATCGAGCTCATCTTGCCGGAAGTGGTGATCATTCGCCATTTGATCGTGGTCGTCGGGCTGAATATTTTACTGGATCCAAGCATTTGCGTGAGAAAGAACGGCTCATCCCTCATCTGTTGCAATACTTTAGTCAATAACGTAGTCCAGGTAGCACTGTTGAACGTCGCCATTACGCCGTCACCCCTTCTCTTTCAAGTACAATGATTCCGTTCTTCGCCAGTCTCGCTTTTGTGTCCGCGCTCAGCGTGCCGTACAGATCAGAATCGGCCACTACACCGTTGAGCAGAGTCTTCGCGTATCCGATCGTTTGGTTTTTATCTACATCTTCGGAGAGCACCGCGCACGGTTCGTAGGTGTACATGTTGTAACCAACTTTGATAACTGCGTTTATCGTATGGATCGATATCGTGATGACCTTCGTCGAGTAGTTCGTCGTGATCTTGGTGGTAGACGTGCCAACTGATACGGATAGTATTTCTTTTTGTAAACCCGACGGCTTGCCCTTCACAAATCAAGAATTATTAGTATTAATGGATGAAATTGCATTCTTAAGTCCAGAATACATGGATTGGGATTTAGAAGGTGTATTTTCTTCTTGTTTAGCAATTAAAGCAAAATACCCTAAACCTAATGTGCCATGAGATTTGTTTGGAAAATCTTAGAATTGAAGGGTGATGACAAAGCCATCTATCAGGCTAAATATCACCTTTCTTTGATTGAAGATGATCTACGCATAGACACAGAAGGTTATTGGGATTTTGACCCTAAAAAGGCAACAATCCCAACATCTCAAATTACCGAAGAAATGGTGACAAATTGGATTGATCAAGGCACTACCCAAGACGGTGTAAGTAGCATAAAATCAAGGCTAATAGAGCAACTTGAAGCGGTAAAAAAACAGCAAGAAATTGCCTTGCCTTGGAAGCCGCCAACATTTAGATTAAGTTAAGGAATCACTATGGCTGTGCCTTTTGACATTGTTAGCCGAGCGCTAAAAGACATTGGTGCATTGGAAGCTGGTGAAACTCCGACTCCAGACGCAGCTCTTGATGCGTTTGAAATGATGAATGACATGATTGACCAATGGTCAAATGAAAACATGATGGTTTTCAATGTCACAGAAATTATTTGCCCCGTGATTCCTGGTCAAACCCAATACACGATAGGCCCTAACCCATCCACTCAAAACTTTATTGGCGCTTCTTTTACAGGCTCAATAACAGGCAACATTTTGACCGTGACAGGCATCTTGTCTGGTGCTTTGGCTCAAGGTCAGACTTTGAGTGGCACAGGCATTACAGCGGGAACAAAGATTACACAGTTTTTGACGGGTGCTGGTGGCAACATCAATGAGGAAGGCACTTACCAAGTCAACATCAATCAGACTGTTGCATCCACAACGATCACGGCTTACTACCAAAAGCCTTTAAACCTTGATTCTGCGTTTGTTAGGGTAAACACTACATCTAATGGCCAGCCAATTACGGGCGGTGGTTTGGATTACCCAATGTCAGTTTTGGCATTGCAAGATTACGAAATGATTGGTTTAAAGACGCTAAGTGGCCCGTGGCCAAAGGCGGTTTACTTTAACCCCGGTGCTGAGTCAGGTAACTTGTTTGTGTGGCCAAGCCCATCACAAGGTGAACTGCACTTGTTTGCCAATACTTTGTTTAGCCGTTACAACTCAATGTATGAGGACATAACGCTTCCACAAGGCTATGCAATGTGCCTTAGATGGTGTTTGGCCGAGCGTTTGATGCCTATGTATGGCAAAGCCTCACCAACGCAAATACAAATGATTCAGACGTTTGCAGGGCAAGCTAAAGCTACCATCAAACGCACCAACATGGCCCCACTTGCGGTAGCCCGTTATCCTGATGCTTTGCAGACGGGTAGGGCGAAGGATGCGGGATGGATTCTTACTGGCGGCTTTGTTTAAGGGGCTACCATGCCAGATTTTGGTTTTGTTGGTTCATCTTATGAAGCACCTAGCATCTATCAAGATGCTCAAGAGTGCATCAATTTCTTTCCAGAAGTTGACCCTGTAAAACAGCAAGGTGAGCGTGGGGTGATTGCGCTTTACCCAACACCGGGCCTGACGCTAAAAGCCCTATTGCCAAATTTGCAAGAGGTGCGTGGGCTTCATGCTGTTTCTGGCGGTGAGCAAATGATTGCTGTGTGTGGGCCTTACGTCTATGCGCTTACGGCTAATTTTGTTCCCGCGGTTATTGGTCAACTTAGTTCCAGTACAGGAATAGTGCGGATTACTGATAACGGCATCAATGTTTATATTGTGGACGGTGCTTTTCGTTATACATGGTACATATCAAGCCCTGCGTCTGCCGTGTTTACAGCTTCTACAAGTGGCACAACCTTAACTGTTGCAAGCGTTTCTAGTGGAACGATTGCTGTTGGACAATCTTTGTTTGGCATTGGCGTATTGTCTGGAACTGTCATTACTGCGCTTGGCACAGGAACTGGCGGTGCTGGAACATACACTATTAACAGAAGCCAAACTGTTGCAACTTCAGTAATGAATTCAGCGACTGTTGGGGCAGTTGTAACTGCTACTATTGCGGGAACAGTAATGACTGTTTCTGCGGTTGCATCAGGAGTTTTGCACGTTGGCCAAACTATTAGTGGCGTTGGCGTAACCCTTGGCACAATCATTACAGCTTTGGGAACGGGTACGGGTGGTGTTGGAACTTACACAGTAAGCGTGGCAAGCACTGTAGCCGTTGGCGTGACCATGTACGGTTTGAACTTTTCAGTTCTACCCTCTACTGATGGTGCGTTTAGCGGTGCAAACACGGTGGACATTATTGACAATTACTTTGTTTATAACAACCCAACGACTCAGCAATTTGGCGCTAGTGATCTTTTATCGCCTATTTCGCCAAACACTAGCTTTTCATTAAAAGATGGCGCACCAGATGATTTGGTGGCTTTGATTGTGGATCACCGTGAAATTTATTTGATGGGTGAAATTTCCTCAGAAGTGTGGACAGACGTAGGCGCTGTGCCGTTCCCGTTTCAAAGGATTCCCGGCACTTCTACCCAACACGGCATTGCCGCACCGTTTTCTATTTCAAGACTTGGTAACTCATTTGCTTACGTTTCCCGTAACAACCGTGGCCAATCCCAAATCATGCAAATGCAGGGCTACATCCCGCAACGCATTTCCACTCACGCTGTTGAAAACACTTTAGTCAATAAATACGTTGGCGATGCTATTTCTTGGACTTACCAGCTAGAAGGCCATGAGGTTTTTGTTGTTACTTTCCCATCACTTCAACTGACTTGGGCTTATGACGCAACCACAGCAATGTGGCACAAGTGGCTTTATACGACAGAGAAAAATGAATATCAACGTCACCGTGGTAATTGCTGTGCTGTGTTTCAGGGATTAGTTATTGTTGGTGACTATGAAAACGGCAAGCTGTATGAATTGGACAAAAACAATTACACAGACGATGGCCAAAATACACGCAGATTGCGTAGAGCGCCACATTTAGTGACTGAGTTTCAACGTCAGTATTTTGATGAATTGCAGATTCAGTTTCAGCCGGGCGTGGGGACTACGGGAATTTCTGGCGCTGAACAAGTTACTAATACAAACACCATTTATTTGGGTAATAATTACACAATTACTGCAAATGCAACTTTGACTATTGAGTTTGATCACACGTACATTTTGGCCACTCAGCAACCCGTAATAACGACAACCACAAACAACCCTCAAGCAATGCTTAGATGGTCAAATGATGGTGGTTCTACATGGTCAAACGAGCATTGGACAAGCGTTGGTCAACTTGGTAAGTACACAAATCGTGCCATTTGGCGCAGATTAGGGACAGCCCGTGACAGAATCTTTGAAGTTTCTGTAACTGATCCTGTGAACTTTGTCATTATTTCGGCAAATCTTAAAGTACAAGGGGCAGAAAACTAATGGCTACGTCTGGACTTTCAACCACACAGCAGATTAACCCTTATCCACAATCAGTTTTTTTGGATGGGGCGACTAATCGTCCAACGCGGTCATGGCAACAGTTTTTTCTGAACTTGTTGAATTTTAGTTCTGCTGATACTGCAACGGCAGGGTCTGCAACGCTTCCAGCTAACCCCGTTGGGTTTATCAATGTCACGGTAAATGGTCAGGCTTACAAAGTGCCTTACTACAATGTTTGAGAGAGCCTAAATTATGGACAACCTAGTAAATTCATTGGTAACCAAAACTATTGGTTTAACTGATCAACAAATTGCAAGTAATTTGGCGGCAAACCCAAACATGAATGATGCCCAATTAAGTCAATTCATGGAGAGAAATGGTGTGTCGCCTGAACAAATGGCAAGTGTTTCCAATATTCCTGTTGGGCAACTTGTTTCAAGAATTGCGGCAACCATTCCTGAAGGACAATCAAAACTTTTTGGTAATACTTACGTTCAACCACAATATCAAGTATCGGTTTCTGGTCAAGATCGTCAAGTTGGTGGAATTGAGGCTGTTCAAACATATAAAACACAAGGCGGGATAAATGATAAATTGCCCGTTGGAACAGAAATTCAAAACTATTCCCCAACTGGTGAATTTACTGGGTCTGGTAAAACTAAAAAAGTAGAAAGTCTTGCTGGTGAGTTTTTATTAGGCGCGGCCGCTTTGTTTGGTGGTGCGGCTTTAGCGGGTCTTGGCGAGGCGGGTGCGGCCGCTGGTACGGGTCTTGGTACGGGCGTAAGCACAGGCGCTTTAACATCTGGTGGCACAGGAATAACTGCTGGTAGCAGTCTTAGCGGTGTAACTGGCACTTTAGGCGCTACAAATGCGGCTCTTGGTAATGCGGCTCTTGGTTCAACATTGGCGGGGGCTTCTACAATTCCTGTTGGTACAACATTAGCTAATTTAGCGTCTGCTGGTGCGGGTGGTTCATTATTAAATGCGGGCGCTGGTGCGGCCGCTGGTTCTGCTTTAGGAACAACTTTAGGACAAGGTTTGGTTTTAAATGCCGCTGGTAACTTGCTTGGTACTGCCGCTAATCAGTCAGGAATCAACAATGCAAGAGATGCAATTACTACGGGTAGTGCAACAGCAAACACAGCGTTAAACACGGCATATAACGATGCTAGAAATTTAAACACAGCGGGACGCACAGATTTAGCTAACAACTATGCAAATTTAAACACCAATTTAAACAATGCGTTAAATGCACAAGCTGGCGTTTACAACACAACTGGCACAAATTTAGCCAACAATTATTTAAACTTAAATACCAATTTAAACAACACTTTAAATAATTCTGTTGGTGCTTACAATGCCGCAAATACAGGCATTAAAGCAAATGCCGCAACGCAATTAGGTTTGTTGTCTAGTACATATCAAGGTCAAAAAGACCAAGCCGCGGCAAATGCAAGTGCTTTAAACACTAACTACGGTAACGCCCGTGGTGATTTGTACGACATTTATAACAATCAAGTTAAAATTCAGCAACCTTATCAAGATGTTGGTGCGGCTGGTTCAAAAGGGTTAATTGACAATCAAGGTTATTTAACCCGTCAATTTACAAATGCTGATTTAAATGCCAATTTAGCACCTAATTACGCATTCCAATTGGCTCAAGGTCAAATGGCTAATCAACGTCTTGGCAATATGGGCGGTGGTGCTATTGGTGGAAATGTGGCAAGGGGTTTGCAAGATTACACGCAAAACTATGCTCAGGGTGCATATCAAAATGCGTTTACCAATTTCCAAAACCAACGCCAAAACATTTACAGCACATTGGCTGGTATGGCCAATATTGGCACTACATCAGGCGGTCAATTGGCAAGCCTTGGAAACACTTTAGGCGGCAACATAGGTTCATTGTCTAATACTCTTGGTAGCAACCTTACAAGTAACACAGGCAATCTATTGAATGCTGGTAATGTTTACGGCTCTAACACATCAGGCGTGACAAACAATTTGAACAATGTGTTGTCATCTAATCTTGGTCAATTGCAAGGTGCATATAACCAATACGGTAGTAACTTAACAAGTGGCTCTAACACTTACGCTGGTAATGTTGTTAACAACGCCAACACAATGCAAGGCGCATATAACCAATATGGTTCTAATTTGTTAAGTGGATCAACTAACTACGCCAACAATTTAAC